TATGGTATCAATAAATGTGGTATGGGCCTTATTTATTTCACGGGCTCGGGCTATTCGTTTCACTAGTGGGTGGGGGTGATTCTGTAAAAAGTTTTTAGTAAATGATGGAGAATTTGTTTTATCGGTGCGGTCAAATGGTAGGTCGAGTTTTTGAAAAACTTGGGCAATTGAACGTGCAGCCCATATTTGAACATCTACTTGTGTTTCTTTTTTTACTAGTTGTAAGCATTCTTTTTCTTGTTCAAGTAATTCTGATTTTAATTTGTGAGCGGATTCTGTATCTACACGGACTCCTAAAAAACGCATATCAACTAAACAAGGGAAAAGTTCGGTCTCTAATTGGAAAATAGAATTTAAATCTTGGTGTAAAATTTCTTTCTTTAGTTCTTGCCAAAGTTCAAAAGTTATCTCGGCATCTTTTTCTGCATAAGCGCCAACATAAATGGCAGGTAGTTTATACATTTCTGCCTTGGCGTCAACACCCCATGACTTTGCAGCTTCATATAAAGCTGTTTCATTTTTTCCTTTTCCAGTGTATCTTTTACTGCAGTTATTTAAGTCATAACGCATTTGATTTTCATCAACCAAAGCCGATGCTATCATTGTATCGACTATTTTACCGTTAATACTTAAACCTAACGCGCGTATCCAACAAACGTCATACATGGCGTTGTGAAAAATTTTTGTTGATGGTGTACTCAATATACCTTGAAACCATTTTAAAACTTTTTTTCGATCTAAGTTACCACCTCCTTCATGTGCAATTGGATAATAACCAGACCAACCTGTAACAGCCACGGCTACACCAACAACATCTCCATTTTTAATTACAGAACCGGAACCCATTCTAGTATTTAAGTTAGGATCTTTGGTTTCCAGGTCTACTGCTATCTCATCGTATTTAGATAGATCTGGAAATTCTTCTGGTGGTAGCCATTCTGTTTGTGGTTTGAAAAGTGGTTGTTGTATCACTTAATTCTTTCCTTAGTTTGTCTTACAGCTTCCCTATAAGATTCTTCTAATTCTTTTTTCTCTTTTTCAGCTTCTTCTAAAAAATCTTTTTTTATATCGTAAAATGTATATTTTAATGTTAGTTCTTCTCCATTGTTAATATTTCTTAACGTTACTATATTCCATTTGTCAGTGATAGAACCTTCGGTTCTCATTTCAACCTTAACGCAATTAGCATTTTCATCGCAATTAATAAAACCTCCTAAAGGAGTTCTAAAAATTGTACCATCAATTTTTATATGGGTCGTTCCTAAATTTGTTCCTTGTGCAATACCTGCTGTTGCAAACAGCCCTAAACCATTGATCAAAGAAGGTTTAATTGTAAGTCTTGGTGGTAACGGATTATACATCAGGGTAATCTCTTTCTATAATCATTTCAATAAAGTGAATTGCTTTTTCTAAATCTTGTTTTTTTCCTTTCAATCTATGTCTCAAGATATATTTTATAACGCATCCTTCAGGGTATAGCAACTCATTTTCGATTACGAATTTACTTGGCTGAATTTTAAATTTCTGATAGTGTGTTCCACCAATTTGTTTATCATATGGTTTCATATTACAAATGCTTTCTCCGCACGTTTGGGTTCTATAATATGTAAATTTTCTTTTGTTCGTGTTGCACCAACATAAAATAATCTATTTTCATCATCGGGATTTTTATGATATGTTTCTAAAGTAGTTTTAGTAAGATCAGTAAGTAGTACAACGTTTTGTGATTCTCCTCCTTTAGCAGCGTGTATAGTAGAGAGCTCTATTCTTGGTTTTTTATTTAATTGTTCTCCATTCTTCCTCATCTTTCTTAAATAATTTATTCGTCGTGACCCAACATCATCAAAGGCTTCGTACCAAACTGTTTTAGTTTTTAATCCAAAATCTTTAGTTAGTTGATCTATTCCATAAAATGATCCTTTGGTCATCCCTTTTAGTTTAAGTTTATTCACATGTTCTGGTGTCATATAGTTATATATTTTTTCTATTTGTTTATAAGACAATAATTGTCCTTGACGTAAATGTTCCCACTCCTGCGCAGCTTCCTGAATATCTTTTTCATAACTACGTTTATGTTTAGTTTCATAATACAAGCCCTTACGGTGCAGAACATCTTCTATTTCTCTCAACATGTGTTTAGTTCTAGCTAAAACTAGCCACTCACCAGAAGACATATTTACTGACTCAATACCAAAATGTCTATGTAAACTTCCCTCACTGGTTCTAGGTTGCCATGTTTTATCTATTCTATGTCTAATTCTATTTATAATTCCCATAGCGAGTTGATGAACTTTTACTGGTATCCTGTGCGACTGTATTAAAGGAAGATTTATCATTTGATCCTGTAAAGCTATAAAGGAATCCACATGTGCGCCCGCCCATTTAAAAATGGCCTGATCATCATCTCCTGCAATAAAGGCATCTTCCGTCTTGTTCCAAATAGAACGAGCCATGTCCCATTGCATCAGAGAAAGATCTTGTGCTTCATCAATAAATACAACATCAAATTTTGGAGATTTATCGGATTTAGTAAAATCTAAAATCATGTCATTAAAATCTATTAAACTATATTCTTTTTTATATCTCTGTAATTCATTAGAAATAATATGTAGTTTATTGAGTTCTAAATCTTGGGTATGTTCTTGTTTATTATACTGTTGTTCCAAAGTAATATTTCTTACTTTAGCTAGATTAATAATTTGTAAATACTCACTATCGGAAGTAAAAATACCATGATCTTGTTGATGTTCCGCATACGTTACAGGAAATCCAAGTTTTTCTCCAAGATCTTTATAGTGTCTTGATTGCATCACCTGATCTTTCTTTAATCCTAATTTTCTAAAAGCCAATGAGTGTAGTGTTCTAAAGTATGGGAGATCATCTTCTGTTAAATTAAATTTTTTAATTGCTTCATCTCGCGCATGATATGCAGCTTTTTGTGTAAAAGCAAAATAGCCAATTTTATCTGGATCAGTTTCCTTTAAATAACTATCAACTTTTTTTAATAGTGTAGTCGTTTTTCCTGTACCTGGTGGTCCTAGTACTATTGTTTTCATAATTTTTATAAATGGGCCCCGAAGGGCCCATTATTTTAATTTAATACCTTATTAGATATATGTTTATTTTTAGGTCGTAGCCTGTAGTTATAACAGGAGATTAGTAGCTCTACTAATTCATCCTTGTTACCACCACTTTGTTTAAAATATCTACCATGATATTTTTCTAGTTGTGTTAAACACGTAGTAATAGAAAATTTAGGCAGTTTCTGTATCTTAACAAAAGCTAAACCAAACTTAACTTTATTGGGTAATTTAGAATTAAAAGATTTAATCTTATTAAAGTATGCTCCTTGTGATTCAGCATACGAAAGACTTTTAACTTTAAATTTACCGGATTGAAAGTCCGTTTTACCATAGTCGACATGATTTCCAGATAACAACCAAGTTGCCACCGTAGTGTTCAACTGATATTCATCTAAAAACGTCTTGATCTTTTGGTATTCCTCACAATTAGGTCTACTATCATGTCCATGTGAATGTAGATAATCATGAAAACTCCAACGATCTTGAGTGTTATTCATAACAATGCAGTCGTCTAGTTTTGCGCCTTGACTCATAACACACATGACTGGTATATTGAGAGCTTTACATGCTTTTACTCTATGTTGTCCCTCAATCACTTCCCAGTGTTCGTTTATGATAACCGGATCTAACTGACCTCTTGGTTGATTTAATAAACCAATCAATCTGTCTATTCTCGGTTCTTTGATTGGACGATTAGCTGGTAGAAATGTAAACTTCGAATAATTACTCTCATAAAAAACTGTAGATACTTTGTCATTACCTACAAGTTCTGAACGTTTGAATTTATTTCCTAACATGGAAATAGTTTTCATCTGAGAAGAATTATTTTCTTTTCTCAACACTAATTGTCTTTTTGTTTTTCCTTTCCTCATTATTTACCTCCTTTCTATTTTTGTTTTTTCCAAAAATTTTATAATACTAAAAATAATAAAATTGCTCATTAAAATACATCTTTCGCTTTCAGTTCTTTTTGAACGTAATCATCTTTTCTTCTGTCAAATTGTTTAACGGAGAATACAGATATTCTTTCTTTGCCAATTCTTTTATCCTCACAATTACATGTTTCTTTTAACATTTGTGCGGTACGTTGATAATTTATATCCCATCGTTGCCTAATTAAAAAGTGAGTATAAAATTTATTAAATATAAAATGATGATGACCTTCATTATTCCATACTCCGCCATTCTTAAGATCTGTGATAGCCGTTCCGATGTGTCTATTTAAACAAAATTCTTCTAAATGATTTCTTAATTGATCTGCTGTTGTTACACCTTCTGGTGGTTCGACAGGTTCGTGGTTCTTCATCAATGGATTTATTATCATATCCCAATCTTTAGGTTTAACGGTTGGTGGTTTAAAATCTAACTGTTCCATACATGCTTCTTGAAACAAACTTTGTTGTTTTAAATATTTTACATTTTCCAGGTGTAAACGTTCACCATCAACATTAAGGTAGTAATATGGTTTTTCTAATTTAATTTTTTGTAAATCAGCTAATAGAGGAAAGACTAATTCATCACCTATTCCAAATTTTCTTTCTCTGCATAATTTTTTGTCACATAAATTACACATTGGAGTATCATTACACTTATAACCCCAATCTTTTTTATCGTGTTGTCTTTTAATTATATCTACTTCTGATTCACTTAATGGTGTAGTTGATGCTTCTATATTAAAAACAGTCATCTTACTTTTCCACTCCGCCGGCCATTTCTTTTTAGCGTAAACACCATAATGAAACATTGCATTGTTTCTACCACCTTCTGGTATTTTATTGATTGCCATAAGTTCTATACACGGAGGCCCGTCAGAAAATTCTGATTGGGGCCTCTGTACTTTCACGAGACCAACATCTAGTTGGTTTGCGTTATTATAGATCTCGTAAAATTCTTCTAAGCTTGCTGCTGTGCCATCAGCTTTAAATGCATATCTTGTTGTGTCATCACCATTAAAGTATGGTAAATTTAAAAAATTTCCTGTGTCGTCTTGTGATTTTAATTTAATTTGTTTTGGAAAGACTTCTGACCCGCCGTATCCTAGTAGTGTTTTTATCTCTGTAAGTTTGTCTCTCATTCTTTCTGCGGATACCGACTTTGTGGTAAACAGAAAGACGTGTGCCCCACCACTTTTTGATCTACACACCACCAGTGGTAGATTATATTTTTTTATTTTATCTATTAATTTTTTATGATCAAAACCTGCATAAGAGTCTATATCTACACACCCCCATACACATTCATTGTCATCGTTAATTGGAATTATACCTAAACTTTGTGTGCCCTGTAAATGTTTTAACCAAAGTTCATCTGTAACTGGTTCTCTTACTACAAAAGATTGTCCTTTTACCTTAACACCATTTTCTGTTGGTCCAGATACTTTAGTACAACCATGGGCTCTCTCTAACCCTTTAAATATATTTTTAAATTGTTCTATTCTCTCTATCATATTTTAAACGGGCGCCCCCACTCTCGCTTCAGCGCCCGCCTCCTAGGATTTGGTTAATATGGTGAATCGGTTTTTGATTCATCAGATCCGTGTTTAACTTTCACCTGACCCTTGCTGTTTTTTTCAGCAAACGTTTTAGCAATCGCGTAAACACCTTTATCTGTAACCGGACCAACTTTAGATACATCCCATCCAAACCATGTTCCTTTGTCATTCGACATTTGAACAGTCTTTAGATTATAAATGTGGCTATATG